TATCAAAGATTGCAAACCTGAGAAGCACGTATCCTCCCAGCACACGGAAAATATTTGGCTGGAGAGATAGTACGGTTTGCCTCCGGGAAAGGATCCTGTGTACCCCGGTTGTATAGGAGAACATCACAAAGGTTATTACAGCCAGGAAGATAAATTCCATTCCTCCAGCCAGTCCTTTATATCCTGCAAGACTAAGCCCCTCTGGGCAAGCCTCGAACAGAATTAGAAATAATGCGATTAATAGATTCATAGTATTCCAGCTTTAGTTAATTTTTCAACGATAAATGCGAAGAGGTAAACACCTCCGGTAATTGTGGCCATAAGGACCAGGAATAATGTTACGAAAATGGCATAAGGCTTCCCCTTCTCGTATTCCATTTCAATCATTTCCTTCTCTTCTCCTTCTTTAGTTTTTATTTTCATCTTTCAAATTGTTTTAGCATTTCAAAATAAGTTTCACGTAATTCTCTGTCATCTTTCCAGTGGACACCGATATATTCATCCATAGTGATCTTTCTGGCTTCAATGACCCGGGAATTACGTAAGTTCTTGTCGAACTTCAATTCGATATCAAGGGAATAATACTCCTGTATATTCCTTAATTCGATGTTAAGAGTATAGATAATACTGCCGGTGGCATATAAGGGGATCATGTTTGCGATATCTATTACTACATCTAAAACCTTCCCGGCAGTACCATCTCTTTTCAGAGCGTCATTAAACGGTATGAGTTTCTTCTCGATCATAACTGAGGCATGTCCAGTTTCCTATCAATAAGCTCACCCCTTAGCCGGTCCACCAGAGTCCTGATATTTACTTCAGTGTCGTAATAATCCTGAACCTTATTTTCATAGTGATAAACCGTAGCATGGTCTTTGCCTATATGCTTGCCAAGACATACAGGGGAGGTTCTTTTTGCATGTTGAACAGGATCCTCGTTCTTTATTGGGGTTGTATATACCAAGTAAGTATATACTTGCCTTGCATTTACTATTTCTCTTTTTCGGGATTTTATAAATAAGTTCTCTTCCGGGATCCCAAAAGCATCACATACCTCCTTCCGGAGTGTCCGTTTTTCTTCTGGCTTTGGTTCTGGCTCCGGAGGATTGATCATCTGCTCCATTTTCATTGTGCAGACCTTTGCTTCATTAAGCTTCTCAACTGCCTCATCAATCCTATTCTCGGATATGATAAGGGTTATAGCCTGGTCAATGGCTATTCCTGCATTTTGTACGAGTGTTAATGTTGTCATAGCTTTCTATTTTTAGTGTTGTTACTCAAAAGGTTCATTTAGTACAGTTTCAGCCGTAATCTTCTCTTCCTGGATTACTGTAAGGCTGTCATTATGATATAATGGGATTGAATTACAGGCACCATTGCGATTCTTAGCAATATCAAATACCAACAATCCCTCGGAATCCATCACCTCCCCATTAATTTTAGGCTCCCTTATGTTATAGTAAGCTGGTCGATATATGAATGCTACAATATCGGCATCCTGTTCAATAGCTCCGGATTCTCTGAGATCTGATAGTCTTGGCACTTTATCTGACCGATCTTCTACAGACCTGTTAAGTTGTGAAAGCGCAATGACAGGTATATTAAGTTCCTTTGCCAGGGCTTTGAGCCCTCTTGATATCTGACTAACCTCCTGCTCACGACTTCCGGCATCAGCCTTCATTAGTTGCAGGTAATCTACAATTACAAGCTTTAAATTATGCCTTACTATTAGCTTCTTTATTTTTGATTTCAGCTCAAATACTGTTATTGCGGGTGTGTCATCAATAAATATTGGAAGAGTAGCTATCTTATTAGACTTTAAACCAAGATCCATAAGGTCAACCCTTCCAAGACGAAGCTCCATGTTTGATTTACCTGAGACTGATGAAAGTAATCTCCCGGTTAATTCACTCTCTGACATTTCAAGAGAAAAAATCCCTACGGGAAACTTCAATGAAGCAGCTCCCTTTGCAAGTGCCAAAGCAACGGAGGTTTTTCCCATTGAGGGACGACCGGCAATTATTATTAGGTTTTGAGGTTGCCAGCCACCGGTTAACCTATCAAGTGAAGTAAAGCCCGATGCTACACCAGAAAGGCTATGTTCTTTGTTTATTATTTTCTCAACCTCAATTAAGAATTCATCCACACACCGGCTAATAATCTTCGGCTCCTTATTCTGTGTGAAATTTGAAATATTGAATAGTTCCCCTTCTGCGAATTCAATCACGTCAGCTAAATCCTCTTGATAGGCTATATTGGCAAGTTTACGGCTGAGTGTGATATATTGACGGAGAGCAAACTTCTCACGAACTATATAAACGGAGTTTAACAGATAGGCATTTGAAACAATATTGTCAGTACGTTTTGAAAGACCTACTACACCACCAAAACTATCGAGTGTTCCAGCCTTACGTAAATAGTCCGAAATAGAAATAATATCTGACGATCCTGTTTTCTTTGCTGTTTCAAGTATCGCGATATAAAGCTGGCGGTTCGATTCAAGGTAAAACATCTCAGGTGTGAGAATTGATGATATTTCAATAATCGCATCCGGGTAACTTAGGCATGTTCCAATAATAGCCTGTTCAGCGTCCAACGCTTGTGGCAACATTTTGTCTGTCATCGCTTAATATTTTTTTCAGATCTTCTGGTATCGGTCTTTTAAACTCAGCAGTTACAGATACCTGTTTTGGATTAGTTCTATTTCCCTTCTCCTTAAAGAGTCCGGAATAATTATTCGACATGGAGTAAACCAACATTTCTCTGCCAACAACCGGATCAGAGTTTGAATCCCTAAGAAATGTAGTGATGAGATTTTTTAATCCAGTCTCTTTATAAGACTGTCCTTTTTCAGATTTATATTTCAGCCATTCTAAAATGAGATTATAGAATTCTTCTGATAGATTGATTCCATTTTTTTTGATGACACTATCTAATACTACTATATTATTATATACTTTCCTTTCCTTTCCTTTGCCACGTTTTGCTGACCTTTGCTTAGCAATTGCTCCAGCCCTTCCCGCAACTGCCCGTTTTTCAGATAGTTCCTCTCTCTCTTTAATGTTCCTTAAAACACGTTCAGACCATATCATTTTACCATCTGTTTGCATTAACTCACATGGATCAATGCAATAGTTCAGAATTGCTTGAATTTGCTCAGCATTTGCTAACATTTGCTTAGCAATTGCCAAAAACACATATTGTTTTAGTGGTAATTTATGAGAGAGATCTGAGTGCAACATTTCAACCACACGCCAGTATATTCCATACCCTGAAGAACCATATTCACCAATCAAAGCTTGAATTTTTGGATCACTGGTCGGCTCGTAGTCATGAGGGAAATAATAGGTGTCCTTCTTCATGTGGTCAGTATGTTAGCAACCTTAACAATCTCATTATCTTTATTGAAAACATAAACCTGGGACAGGTCAATGTATTTGTAGAGCTTTAGCTTAAACTCGGGATTTTTGGATTTTAAACTCTTACCCTGGATGTCATCACAAACATTTAAGCCATAGATATTCTTGTTTTTCTCAACAAACTGATGACAGCACTCACACAGTGTTATGTAGTCGTCATTTTTATATTCCCATGGCCTTAATCCATTCTTATAATGCTTATGATGAACATTTAATGTACTAAGATTATCTCCACAGATCTGGCAGGTGAAATTATCTCTCTTCATTACTTCGAGACGTTTCTTCTGCCATCGTGGATCCTTTAATAGATCACTATATTCTTTCTTTGCCATACTTAATAAGGATTAATGTTAAAATCTACCTCCATTCCCTTCCTTGCAGCCCAAACCTGTTTACCTGTTGCCTCCCGGACCTCCCGGATAAACCTTTCCTCGTCTGAATTGTCAGAACTCAGGTGACAAAGGACGATGTTGATAACATTTGTAAGGTCATTGGCTCTCAGGACGTTTATTGTCGTGGAGATTTCCATGTGGGTTTTCATCAGCCTGGGGCGCATGGAGGGATGAACACTGCCGTTTCTGATATTCTCCTCGAGGATATCGTCTGCGAAGTTCGCCTCTATGATTATGTGATTCAGTCCCGGGAATGTATGTTCACTCATGAA